TGCTCCGGAACATGCGGGAGGCGGTCTCGCCGGCCGGCAAGCGAGGGACCTGGCTGAAGCAGCTCTCGAACGACCAGCTCTCGGAGATATTCCACCGGCTCAAGATGGGCCAGTCCTGCCATCGGATCGCCCAGCACGCCCAGGAGGTGTGGGGCATTCAGCCGAAGGCCAGCGCGAAGAGCCTCTCGAGGGCGGTCCGGCAGTTCAAGCATAGGATGCTCGGGGATCTCGAGCTGGTGGCCACGGACGAGAAGAGCAAGGACCGCCGAAAGGAGGGCCGGCGCCTCCTGGAAAGGGGCCGGAGCCAGGTGGCCAAGCTCGACGGCCTGGACCGGATGCGGTGGCTCATAGAGCTGCAAACGGATCGGCTGATCAACATGATGGAGCACGAGGGGATGCAGGGACTGCCCTGGCTGAACTCCAAGGCCGTGAACAAGACGATTGAGACCCTCCAGAACATGCTCGACCGATACCTGAAGATCCAGATCGACCTGGGCATCCTGGACGCGAAGCCCCAGGAGCTTCAGCTCACACTCAAACACCGATTTGACGGCCTCCTCCAGCATACGATCTCGCCCGGGACAGCCCTGACGGACTGGGCGGACAAGCTGCTCGAGAGTGCCGAGAAAGAGGCCCTGACGTTCTCCTTGGCGGAGGACGGATCGTACAAGCTGCTGGGCCCGGGAGGGGAAGATGCAAGGACAGAAGATGCTGCCGATGGAGAAGGCGCTCGATCTGGCGATGGCGACGGCAAAGCAGCTTGACGCCAGGCTCACCCCCCAGGAGGAGAAGATCGCGGAGCTGGTCGTGCTCTCCTGTCCCCCGATCCTGCTGGACGGGGAGCAGTTCTGCCGGCTCGACGACCTGAAGGGATTTTTGTCCAACTTCACGAAGGCCATCCAGACCAAGGACTCGAGCTTCCTGATGCAGAAGAGGGGCCTGTGGGTTGACAGGGTCGTCGATGTGCAGGAGTTCTGCGAGTCGTACGAATACATGGGCCAGAAGGGCTACATCCGGCCGAAGGTGATGGAGACCCTGTGGGACTTGTTCCACAGTCCCAACTACATCGAGTGTGTGCTCTCCGGGTCCATCGGATGGGGGAAGACGTACTGCGCGGACCAGGCCATGGCGTACATGCTCTACCTGCTGAGCTGCTACCACAACCCCCAGGCCGAGTTCGACATGGCGCCGGGCTCCTCGATCATCTTCATCCAGCAATCGAAGACCTTCATGCTGGCCAAGAAGGTCGTCTTCGAGCAGTTCTCCGACCGCCTCCGCCAGAACCCGTACTTCAAGAATCACTTCCCGTTCGACCCCCAGGTCAAGAGCGAGCTGCGGTTCCCGAAGAACATCTCGGTGCTCCCAGTGGGCGGATCCGACTCCTCAGCACTGGGGATGAACGTCTTCGGCGGCGTGATCGACGAGATGAACTTCATGAGCCGGATCCGTGGCTCCGTGGAGGTCCAGTACACGCACGAGGACGAGTACGACCAGGCCGAGCGCCTGTACTCGACCCTGATCCGAAGGATGAAGTCCCGGTTCATGCAGAAGGGCAAGATCCCGGGCAAGCTCCTGCTCGTCAGCTCGGTCAACTACCCGAACGACTTCACCTCCAGGAAGATCGAGGAGGCCAAGACGGACAAAACGATCCTGGCGGTCTCATACAGCCAGTGGGAGGTCCTCGAGGCGAGCCGGTTCTGCGGGCAGACGTTTCGCGTGGAGATCGGAAACGAGGTCAAGCAGTCGAAGATCCTCGAGGAGGCCGAGGAGGCCGTGGAGCCCGAGACGGTGATCAACGTCCCGACGGAGTACCGGGCTGAGTTCGAGCGGGACCTCGAGGCGGCCCTGCGGGACCTGGCCGGCGTGACGACCGGCTCCAGGCACCCATTCATCCCGTACCGGGACCTCCTCCAGAAGGCCGGCGAGACGTACATGACGCATACCAGCGACAGGAGCCTGTTTCGCATGGAGGAGGCCATTCTGCACCTCATCGTGGACCCGGAGAGGCCGGACTGGTCCGAGATCGTCGATATGGACTACCTCGAGACGTGCATCATGGATCGGGGCGAGCCGTTCGCCCTCCACCTGGATGTGGCCATCTCCCAGGACTGCTGTGGGCTGGCCATTGGCCGGATCGTGGGCTACAAGCTGCTCCCGAGCACGAAATACTACAATAACAAGACAGGCGAGTTCGTCGAGGTCCGGGACATCCGGGCGCCCATCTACCAGATCGACGGGGTGCTTCGGATCATGCCCCCTCGAGGGGGAGGCGAGATCGACCTCGAGCTGGTCCGGGACCTTGTGCTCTGGCTCAGAGGCGAGCTGTTCGTCCGGTGGGGAACCTGCGACTCATACCAGTCGGCCATGCTGATCCAGGCGTTCAGGAAGGCCCGGATCCGCTGCGGGCTGCTCTCGGTCGACCAGACGATCGCCCCGTACACAGAGGTCAAGCACGCGGTCAAGGACGAGCGGATATGGATGCCCCCGCATTCGACCCTGCTCAGGGAGCTGCGGGAGCTGGAGAAGGACCCCGAGAAGGACAAGGTGGATCACCCGGCCGGCGGGTCGAAAGACTGCTCGGATGCCGTGGCCGGCGTGGTCTTCGTCCTCCAGCAGAAGGAGGCGTCCTACGGGCGCCCCTCCTCGGCCAGGAGGCGAAGTTCCGGACAGGGGGGTGCTACGGGCAGGACGCGGAAAATCCGCTTCAGTACAGGCAGAAAATGACGTTAAACGCGAACAGGAGGAACGAGATGCCGAGGAAAAAGGGAGTGGAGACCTGGCGGAGGATCCTGACGAACGCCGAGAAAATTCCGGACATCTTTGTCGACGGCAAGGGAAGCCTATACATCAAGGGCCAGGGCGGGAAGATCGTGCCCCTGGACATTTCGATCCTGGCGACCACCCTGTCGTTGGTCAAGGAGGATCTAATGAAACTCGGCCTGGCGCTGAAGAGCAAAGGCAAGAAAGCGAAAAAAGAGGAGGGGAACCATGCAGAAGGATGAGAGCCCGAGGCCGAGGATTCGCCACTCCACGATCGCCCGGGACATGAGGGTCTTCCGGAGCCTGCTCAAGGTCTTCGCGGATGAGGTCGAGAAGGAAGCGATGAAGCGGTTCAAGAAAGGCCATTGGACCGAGTCCTGGAAGTCCATCACCCCGGAGAACCTCCTGGTCCAGCGGAGGGAGATGGTGGCTCGCGTGAAGCAGGGGATGCTGGAAAGGCGGGATCTGGAGATCGAGATCGCCCTCCAGGCCGCCATCGTGTGGTACCTCCGCCTCGAGGACAACAAACGAGCCAGACTATTGGAGCTGTGGTGATATGAGAATCGTATTCGGAGATGGGAAAATAGCGGTTTCGACGGCCTTGCAGGAGGAACACCCTCTGCTGATCCTGGAGGAGAAGGGGACGGGTACTGTGGGCCAGGCGGTCCCAAACCGGCGGGCCGGCATGAAGGTCCCGATCGAGGAGCTGGAAGCGGCCCTGCTCATCATGGAGTTCAAGAGCGTACGGGCCATCGACGTCGTCGTGGAGCAGCTTACAGCCCTGAAGGAGCACCTCCTTCGGGAAGAGGAGAAACCCCTCCGAACGGCCATCGAGTTCGCCGAGGAGGACGAGGATGAGGAGAATCAAGGGTATTAGATCCTGGAAGATCAAGTGGCCCGAGCTGTGCAGCTACCTGGTCGCACTGGGCCTGGGCGTGACCCTCATGTGGCTGTACCTGAAGGTCCTGGCCTGGGCCCTGTGGGACATCTGGTGAGAAAGGAGGAGACCATGAAAGTGCCTATTTTGCTGATGACCGGAGTGCTGCTGATCGGCGCGGCGATCGCGGCCTTTTTCGTCTGGTACCTGGTCCCACGGCAGCTGGAGGAGCCGAAGGTCGTGGACACGCCGCCGGCCGTGTTCAGCCAGACGCCCCAGTCGGCCACCGTGGCGCTGATGGCCGCCGGCAGTGTGAACGCCCTGTACTTCTACGACAACTACGAGAAGGTGGGCCAGCTGACCTGGGACGACCGGGACGGCGACGGTGAGCTGTCCCTCAGCTGGTCCGGGATGAGTGTGGAGAGGAGCGCGAAGGTCCTGATCGACTTCCTGAAGGAGAGCGGAAGGGTCTGTACCTGTCCTGAGTAGGCGGCGGGATGGAGTGGTCCAACAAGGAGGTGACTGATTTTGTGGGCGGCTTCCTGGCGATGTCGTGGGGGTTCTTCGCTCTGGGCATTGTGATCTGGACGGCATGGAGAGAGTGGTGGGACGATCATCGGGGCCGATGGCTGACGCAGCGGGTCAAGCTCAAGCTGACGCTCCTCGTCCTCATGATTGTCCTGGTGATCTGGGGCGGCTGCATGATGATCCTGTACCAGGACGCCGAGGAGGTGGGCCGGCGTAAGGTGCTTGCGATCGCTCTGAGCTTCTGGGCGTTTTTCGCGTTCTTCATAGGAGATACAGCTCGAAGGATCTGGAAAATAGGATGCAAGAGGGTGGAGGACGAGATGGGCGCTTTGTGGGATTCGACGCAGATTGGGATGGCGGGCTTCCTGCTACTGTTCATCTCTGTCATGCTCGGCACGACACGAGATGAGTGGTGGCCGTGGTCGAAGAAAAAGGACAAGCCAGAGGAGGCAACGGCGGAGCACTTCGAGACCGACCCGGAGGGCGTGGCCAGGGCGCCGGTAGAACTGGAGAACAGCTTCTCGATAGCCGGGGCGTACAGAGAAGCCCAGAGGATCTGGGAAGGGGAGGAGGACGGCCCATTGGGACCAGAGCCTGTTACCCGAATCAACTATGTAAGCACAACGGCCACGGCGCCGCTTCCGGATACAACACGTAGAAGAGTTCCGAGACCAGGCGGCGGCCATGATTGGGTGTCCTTTACAGACGAGAACGGAGACCCCGTTGACATAGGCGAAGCCATTGTAGAGCGACACGGCGACAGTATTACAGCGTGGATGCCGGACGGGGCTATTCACAGTGTCAGGGTTGGGACGGAGGATCCGATGCGACCGACCTGGTGGGAGTACGGCCACTCGTCGTCCCCACGGGATATGTCTGAACTGTTCGAGTGGCAGAACAAGCACTGCCCGCGCTGCCCCGACTTCGTGTTCGGCTCCCCGACGGAGCGGAAGGCGAAACAGGCCCTGGGCTGCTACCGGGCGAAATGCTCGTACTACACCCACTGGCTCAGGAAGAAGAAAAAAGAGGCGTTGCGAAACCCGAAGTCGGAGCCGGTGCGCGTGATCCGGTTCAAGAGGCGGGGGGATGAGGCGGAAATGTAGTTGGTGCGAGACACCACTGACCTGGAAGGAGCGGCTCACGGAGGCGGTCTTCTGCAAGGACTGCCGTTCCCTCCAGATCAAGGCGCGGGTGCTGCCCAGGAGGAAGCCCATGGTCGTCCTCCCGGAGTACAGCTTCGCGGAGCCGGCCATCCTGGAGTACAGGCGGGAGCGCCTGGCGATCTTCCTCCAGAGGGAGCTGGGGAAGACCACCCTCCGGACGGAGCGCGAGGCCATCCTCGAGATGGGGGCGGCGTTGCTCCCATCGGCGTACGTGGAGTACATAACAACGGCCCTGGCGGCCTGAGGGGGAAAGGAGGAAAGGCCATGAGTTTGAAGGACGAGGACGATGTCCTGATCGATGAGGACGAGCGGAGGTTCCGGGAGTTTCACCGAGAGAATCCCGGCGTGTACGATCTGATGGTCCGGTTCTCCCGTGAGATGAGGCGGGCCGGCTGGAACCGGTACAGCATCTGGGGCGTGGCCAACCGGGTCCGCTGGGAGACTCACATCCAGACCTCGGATCCGGACTTCAAGATCAATAACAATCACCTGGCCTTCTACTCCCGCCTGATCATGCAGCAGTGCCCGGACCTGGCCGGCTTTTTCCGCATCCGGGTCATGCGCCGGAGGGTCAGAGCGTGGAGGGCGACAGGATGATGACCAGCTGGGAGGACATCGCGGGGGTGGCGTGCGTGGACTGTGGGAAGGCAGCCACCCACTACTTCGGCCATGACCCAGTGTGCTGCCAGTGCCACGGGGGGGATATGTTCACGCACGAGGAGGCCAAGGCAGAGCACGCCCGTGTGCTGTCCGCACGGGTCCACGAGGCTGTATCCCACCAGGGGTGGGAGGAGGAGGAGACCATGACGTTTCAGGAACTGACCCAAGAAGTGGCAAAGCGTGAGGGGAAGAAGCAGGAGACCAACATCGCCCAGATCAGCGAGATCACCAAGATCGTCCTGGAGGTGGTGGCCGAGGGCCTGGCCAATAACTGGGTCAGCACCATCAGCTTCCTGGCCACGTACGCGCCGAAGGAGGACTGATGAGTTTGGCCAGTGAGCTGAGGGAACTCGAGGCCGCCTGGCGGGAGTTTATCTACCAGCTCCTCAAGTCGGTGGGCGTCGTCTGGCTTGTGGAGTACCTGACCAGGAGGTTCTCGCGGGACGAACCAGGTAACGAACCCCAGAGCCAGCGGTCACTCGGGGGGACAGAAGGGACCTAATAGGTACCTACCTGTCCCCTACCCCCCACCCCCTACCTCGAGGCTTTGCAAGCGCTTGCAAGCTGACCCCCATCGGCCACCCCCTCGAGGGGGCGCCATCCCCAATAGCGGCGGGGGGATGAGCAGCCCCAGCTCACGCAATCACGTTTGCATACGTGCCCACCCCCACGAATCGCGGGGGGAAGAGCAACAAGCACATAGACAGAGGGCAGGGTACCCACCCCCCTACCCCCCCTCCCCCCTGCCATGCCCCCACCCCCTGCCCCCCTGCCCCACGGGCCCAGCCAAACCGGTTAACTTCATCACAGTGATTCACAGGGCAGTCAAGAGGGGTGCCCCCTCCCCCGCCCCCCACCAGGCCGGCGGGGCGGTAGAAGCACCCCCGAACCCCCAGAAAGTGCGGGGGGACAGGAGAAACCCACTACAGGGAGAGTACAAGAGCCCCCCAAGAACTCGCGGGGGGATGGAAACACCCCTCAGAGAGACTACCCACCCCCCTGGTACCCACCCAGGAGCCCTGACACACCCCGAGAAGAGCCCGGAGGCCGGCCAGACAAGTCCCCGAGACCGATACCCCAGCTCCCAGGGCCACCCCGGCGCCTTCTGCCTACCGACTTTTTGCTTTTTGCTCGAGTTTGAGCCGTTGTTTTACCGCTGGCCTACCCCGGACCCGGTCCGCGAGCCCGCGTGCTACGCAAACGGCGTCTCTTTCTCAAGTGTCTCATAAGGAGTATTACGTAAACCTAATCGTGCCACGATCGTGTGACGTTTTCGTGCTCGAAAAGTAGCATCAGGTTATACTTTTGTGCAAGGTCTCGCGTGAGATCGACCTCGAGGGACTACCCGAGGAGGAGTCCCAGATTTTCGAGAGGGTGAGGCTCAGCGGGGACCCCTTACATCGCGTGAAATCGTATCAAATTTTTCGGAATCTGGACCAAGAGGGTGAGCTGCTGTACGGCTCGCGGCCGGGCATCGTGAGCTATCGTGAACGCCAGTGAAGTGGAGGAAAACCAGGTACTGCAATTTTTTGCAAAATCCGGAAAAAAGTCTTGACAAAGCACTCAAACCTGAGGTAAAAGGGGAGACAAATGGCGAAGGATCCAGTGGCTCTGGACCCGAAAAGGAGGCGGCGATGGAGAAAAAGGGACTCGAGGCAGCGGCGGAGATGGGGAGGATCACAGTCGAGGGAAAGCCCCTCACTCGGTACCTGGACGAGAAGAGGGGGGAGGAGGCTGCCCGGGTGGCAGCAGAGATCATCGAGGAGAGAAGTCGCGGGCTGGCGCGTGGGGTGCCGGCCCGTTTTGTGTTTGGCGGTAAGCAAGGGGTGGAGACACGGGCCAGGACGTGGACCCCCCGCGAGATTAGAAGGAGGAAAGGGATTATGGCGAAACCGTATGGAACTGTGGCGGAGAACATCCTGTGGTGTGTGATCGAGAAGGGGCCGCTGACGGCCGGGGAGATCGGCGCCGAGCTGGGCAAGGACACGGGGAACATGACCTCGATCCTCTCGAGGTTGCACCGGGGGCTGCCGGATCTCATCCAGCCGGACAAGTCGACGAGGCCGTGGGCCTGGCAGGTGACGAAGCCGATCTCGGTCGAACATGCGTACAAGCGGTTCAAGGCGGGCACGGTGGTCAAGCCGGCGAAGAGGCGGATCGTCCGGCGGCGGAAGCCGGAGGCGGCGACGACCCCGCTGGAGCGGATCAAGTCGCTGGAGAAGGCGGCGGCTCCGGCGGTTGATGTGGAGGGGCTCGTGATCCGGGCCGTGGAGAAGATGGGGGCAGGGGAGCAGACGATTCATGTGAAGGTGTCCCACCGGATCGATGTCCGGTTCGGTATCCTGAAGGAAGGAGGCGGTTAAATGAAGAAGAGGAAAAAGGAGGCTCTGGCTCAGCGACAGATCCTCCGGGCGATCTACAAGGCTGGAAGGAGGGGGGTCACGCCGAAGGAGCTGGAGGTGTTCCTCCCGGAGATGAAGCCGAAGACGGTCTCGGCCGGCACCTCGATTCTGTACGATCGGGTGGAGCACACCGGGATCCTCACCCGGACGGCGGAGCCCCGGAAGACGTACAGGTACAAACCGGGGACCGGCGGGATCCGGAGGGCGCTGGAGACGTTCGACAAGACACTGCCGAAGAAGAAGCGGCGGGTGGAGCCGGCCCCCAGGAAGCAGCCGGTCCAACCGGAGCTGCCCGGGATGGTGGCAGAGCCCAAGGAGCCCCTCCCTCCACCGGAGCCGGAACCGGAGCCAGAGGTCCGGATGGCCACACCGGAGGAGATGGATTCGATGGACCGCTTCGAGACCTTTGTCCGGTTCCTCTCGAGGGGCAGGAAGATCGAGAAGAAGAAGGGCAAGGCGGAGGGGGTCTTCCAGATGTTCCGCATCTCCCTGCCCGGCGCCGCCCTCGTGTCCGGCCTCATGAAGTGCCCGAGGTGCAGGTTCGAGCTTCGGAGGACGAGGATCTCGAAGGTGGACCGGAAGAACGGGAAGGTGACGGGGATCGAGTACAACTACGACTGCCAGAGGTGTAACCTCATCTGGGAAGGGCTGGTGGAGTGCAGGGAGAAGGACCAGAAAAAGAAGGACGAGGTCGACCTGTCGGTCCTCGGTCTGGAGGAACTCGTATGAAAAGAACACCGAAGAAGTCACTGGAGTCCCAGGTCTGGCGGGAGTTCGACCGGATCGCGTGCGAGAAGCATGGCGGCCAGTTCTTCCTGGTCGGGTACGCGACCGGGGTCGTTGCGGGGTTCGGGGGGCCGGCCAAGGGGAAGCTGCTCAACCTGCCCCGATACCCATCTGCCGTGGCGGCGCTGAAGGCGGCTACGGCGTCCGAGGGGGAAGATGCCGACTGAGTGGGTGGACCTCGAGGTGGAAATCTTGCGCGAGACCCCCGGGGCCTTTCTGATAACGGATGGTGAGAACGAGTGCTGGCTGCCGAAGAGCCAAACGCGCCTTCTCGGGCGAGAGGGCAGGGACGCCCAGGTCCAGGTTCCGGAGTGGCTGGCACTCACTGAGGGGTTGATATGAAGAAGAGAATGAGGGGCTGGTGGATCCACGCGGCGCTCATCCTGTCCGGGGGGTTCATGATTTATGGCGGGATCCTGTACCCGGGGCCGGTGGCGCTGGTATTTTGTGCCCCATTCGTTCTGATCGCCCTGGCGGCGATCGGGCTGGAGGTGAGTGAATGAAGGACGTGCTATACTTGGAGGTCATAAAGCAGGACGAGCCGGTGGTCCGGATCGGATCCTGGAAGCCTCCCGGCGAGCGGATCGACAACTTCGACCAGCAGCGGGACATCGGCTGGCACATCATGTTCGCCTTCCAGCAGGGCGCCCGGGAAGTCCGGGTGGTCCGGGCGCCGCCGAGGGAAGAGCAGTGGAAGGGGGTGACGCCGTGAAGCTGAAGCACCTGGCGGTCATGATCCAGCTCGTCACGCTCGGGGTCCGTTGTGCAGTGCGTCTGACCGCATGGTGTCTGTTCGAGTTGCAGGATGCGGTTTGCCTTTGGGTGAGACAACGGATGGAAGAGGGATCGACATGAAGGTTGAAGAATGGCTGTTCGCAGCGGGGATGTTCTTTGTGATCATGGCTATCATGAGCTGGTTCGGCGTGTTCTGGTAGAAGGAGGGTGAGCATGATTGATCCAGATGCTGCAAAAAATGTTTGACGATGTGAAGCAGCTAGAAAACATCACCAGAAACAAGCGGGACCAACTGAGTGGAGCGTTGGAGAAGATCAAATGGGAAATTAGAATGGGGAAGAGATACATCAGGGGCCATCACGGGTTCTGTATAATGGACAGGGCTGAACAGATAATCAGAGATGCCCTGGAGGGGGTGAGTCATGAGTCGAAGGACATCTGAACGGGAACGGCAGAAGCAGGAGGCGGAGCGGCTCTACAACATGGCCGTGATCATCGCCTTCATCGTGATCGCCGGCGGGCTGCTGATGATCCTGTTCGAGGGGCTGCCGGTCCCGTAAAAGGAGGGAATGATGCACGTTCGCGTTCAAGTGGTTGTGGGCAAGATGGACAAGACGTGGTACGCCGAGGAGATCGAACTGCTCGAGCCCGAGGAGGACCGGATCGTTTCCATGGCACTCGAGCGGGCCGAGGAGAGGCTCCGGCTGGACGAGAGGGCGGCCAAGCAGGTGGCGTTCCTGGCGGTCTGGCACATCGAGCGGATAGGAGAAAATGATGGTATTCAGAAAGAAGGACTGGGTCAAGGCGGTGGAGGAGAGGGCAAAGGTGGATAAGAATTTTCTACGATCCAAGGATGTGGCCAGGATCCTGGACTGCTCCCCGGACGATGTTCTCGATTGGAGGAGGAAGGGGTTCCTCGAGGGCAGGAAGCTCCGGCCGGGCAGCAGGATCTGGGTCTTCCGGGAGAAGGACGTGCTCAAGGCCCGAAAAAGGATCCGGAAGCACCAGGAGCTGTGGGGCCGGAAGCGGGTGTCGGCTACGGCGTGACACCCAGGATCGCCAGGGCGTTTTCGTAGCGTTTGGCGAGGCCGCGATGGGTCAGCGGGAGGAGATGCTTCCGGGCCAGGTGGTCGCGGAGATCGGCGATCTTCACCAGGCGTGCCAGGGGGTTCCCGGCCAGGGCCCGGACGTAGTCGTTGTAGGCGATCCCGGTGGGGCGGGTCAAGGCCACGACAGCCGCGACGACGTCCTCGGCGAAGCCCCAGGCGCGGAGCTGGCCGGCCGTGACGACCGTGTCCTCGAGGATGTCGTGGAGGATCCCGACGGTCCTCTCGACATCGGTGGTGAGCAGGGGGTCGGAGGCCACGCGCAGGGCGTGGGCGTACAGCGTGTAGCCCGCCTTGTCCACCCGGCGGGCGTACGCGATTTCCGCAATCTTGGCAGCTCTTTCAAGTTCCGTCATCATCTCTCTCACCTCCATTTTTAGGATACCAGAGGTGAGGCTTTTTGTCAAGCCCTTTCCAGGATTTTTATCCCCGGTAGCGTTCGCCCTCGGGGTAGGTCGGCAGGTGCTGGCCGGCCTCGATCAGTCGCATCTCCTCCCGGAGCACGTACGCCCGGGCCTCCACGGCCTCCAGCTCCTGCTCCCGGACATCGTAGGCGTACTGGAGGTATTCCTTCTCCGCCTCCTCGAGGGCCCTCTCGTTCTCATCCGCCCAGTCGTTGACGGCGAAGGTGATCGCCTGGCGGAATTTCTTCTTGATCGATTTGGGTGCCTGGGTTGAGAGGGGTTTGCAAGCATACGGGATCCGGTCGATCTCTGGCTGCTTCGTCCCTTGTGGGTAGAGGCGCCAGAGGCCGTCCGAGTGCCGGTAGGCGTGGGCCGAGACCCCGTACTTGAACCCGTGGAGCCAGAGCCCCGTGTCCGTGTTCGCGTGTCCGCTGTGGGCGTTCAGATAAATCTCGTCCCTCGAGGTCGGGGTGATCTCCATCTCCCCCAGGAGCTTCTCCTTCTTCTTCCTGGTCTCCTCCCCGACGCCTCCGTAGTAGGCGCTCGGCGGGGCGTAGACAATTTGGATCTTGTCCGGTGTTTTCATGTCGTCCCTCCTTTCGCGGCCTCGAGGGCCGCCGGCGCCGGCGCCTTTGTGGTGACCGTGATCTGGTCTTCCTTCCCGGTGACGTTGACGATGTATCCCTGCTTCTCCAGGGAGTGACAGACCCACTCGAGGTCGTCGAGGCGCCCGCCGTCTTCATTCCAGATCGCAAGGGCGCCGTCCGGGCACTCCTGCCAGCCGTAACGGTGGCCGCCGAACCCGCGCCTGATCAGAATGTTGAAGTAGTTCTCGATCTGGTCCCGGAGGGTCGGGGGGCCGGCCGTGAGGTCCAGCTCGCTGACCAGCTGCCAGGCGTACTTGTCGCTCAGCTCCCGGTACTCGTTTGTGTACTGGCTGCCGCACCAGAGGTCGGTCATGATGTCGTCGTTCTTCGTGTCGTTGTACTGTCCGCAGAAGGCCCGGACGACTGCCTCTGGGGGCCCGTTCACGTAGCGAACGTGGATCCAGTGGGAGGCCGTGCCGCGCCCCTTCGTGACCGAGAACTTCACCCCGGGGTATTCGGCCTGGAGGGCCTTCTTGATCTCCTTCGTGGTCTTTCTCTCGTATCCCTGGCTCATTTCTCTTCCTCCTCTTCTAGCTCCACGATCTTCGTGGGGCGGTTGACGATTGTTTCCTTGCCGTATCCGTTGTCGGCCTTGTGCTCCTTGACCATCGCGTCGAAGTCGTAGGCGAAGCCTTCGTCGAACTTCGGGGCGGTCCCGAACCAGACCAGCTTGTTGCCGGCTGGGAGGCGGAGCGTCGTGATGTAGGTCCTGCCGTAGTAGCCGTCATGGACGTGGACCCGATCGCAGGTGGCGCCCTTGAAGCTCATCCTCTTCCCGACGGTCCCGATGTGCTCGCTCTCGAGGCGTTCCTTCTTCTTCCGTGCGATCCCCAGGAGTTTCTCCCGGGCGATCTTGTATGCGATCGGGGCGCTCGCCGCCAGCCCGAAGGCCCGGTTGGGCACATAGCCCAGACGGACGATCGTGGCCAGGTTCGCATAATAATCGTTGTCGATCGTTTCCTGCTTGGCCATTTCGTGGAGCCACCACCAGGCGCCGAAGGCCAGCTCTTCGGCCGCCGCCGTCACCGTGGGGCGCCTCTCGTTTTTCGGTGGGTTGACGCGGAGGTTGACGATGTCAGCCGTCGCGGCCTTGTCCCACTCTTCCGCCTTGGTCCTGCTGACGTACCCGTTCTCGAGGGTCTCGTCGGCGGCCTGGCAGAGGACCAGCCAGAGGTTGTCGCCCCGGGGGCCGGCGCCGTAGCCTTCGCCAGGGTCGCCGCCGAGGGTCATGATCTCGCCCAGGCACTGGGCAGCCCAGAGGAAGTTCGTGGGGTCGATCCCCAGGAAGTCCTTGAGGCAGGTGGTGCCGACCTGCTTCGTGGTGCCGTCTTCGTGGCGGACGACGAAGGTGTCCTTCCGGGTCCTGGCGTACCCGCAGTGATCGCAGTCAGGGGCCGCGTCCGCGTACTTGGCGCGGATCCCGTCCGCCGCCGTCGGGGTCGCGTAGAGCAGGTTCGTGTACTCGCCTTCGAGCAGGTGGTGCTCGATGCGGGCCTGGAAGGTCCAGCCGGCCAGCTTTGGTGGATCGAAGTCAACCGCGACCGCCCGGAAGTTCTCGGTCGTGGTCACGTCGCAGCGGTTGATCGGATCGTACCCGGTGACGATCTCCTTCGGGAAGGGGGCGCCGACGGTCCAGTCGAGGATCCCGGCGAGGCCCTTCTTGGCCATTCTCTTCTTGATCTCCGTGAGCCGCTCGATGACTCCGGGGACCTTGTACGCGGGTATGTCCACTCTGATTTCTTCCATCACACTCCCTCCTTCAGGGCCGCGAGCCCGGGGAACCAGGCCGCCGCCGCTCGGTTTGCAACCTCTCGGACGAAGAGAACCGCCCGGTCCTCGTTCCACCTCCCGGCGCGGACGGCAGCCAGGGCAAAGTCCTGAGCCTCCCGCCGCCACTCCATCAGGGCCGCCAGAGCCTCATCCCTTCCCAGCCGTCCCGCGCCTCCCTCTCTCATCTCTCCCTCCTTTCATCTTAATAATAGCAGTAGGTAAGTTCTTTGTCAAGCCCTTTTTCGGATTTTTTCAAAAAAATTTTGCAAGCGCTTGCATCAATCAATCCTTCCCGGGGACGTGGTCGAGAGCCTCCTGCTCCCACGGGCCCCAGTGCTCGTGGCGGAGGAGGAGCTGGCGGACCTCCTCCGGCTGGTACCGGAAGGTCTTCTCGATCTGGCCTTGGGCGTAGTACGCCTTGGCGTGGGCCACCCAGTTCCGGCCATTCGTGACATCGAGGACGGTCCGCCCGTCGGGGGTCTCGAGCCAGGCGTGCCAGTGGCGGATGCCCTCGAGGGGGCCCTCGCCCATCACGAACCCGTGGACCAGGACCAGCTTCTCCCGGCGCCCCTTCGGGGGGAGGAGGCAGCGGTCCACGATCACCCGGGCCGCCGCCTCAAAACAGTTTCCGGTAGCTTCGTAGGTCATTTCCATCCCTTCCTTGTGGGCAGCTCCGCGACGATCGGGAGCTGGCTCAGGTGGCTGGTTGCCGCCAGGGGTCCGCCGCAGCGGGGGCACACGTACCGGCCCCCGAGGGGGAAGCTCAGCCCCTTGGCGATCCTCATCCCTTCCGTGACGCCCCTCTTGGAGACGACCATCCTGGTCATCCCCTGGATCTCGTCCCAGACCGCCTGGGAGCAGCGGCCCGCCTCGAGGTCCTCCTGGGAGACGTACCCGGCGTGCCAGACGAACCGGACTTTGCAGCTGGGGCACTTTGCTTGATTGGCCATGGGATCCCCCTCAGTCCATTCTGCTGTGGGCGTACGCGGTCACGCCGTAGTCCCCGAGGACCTTGGCGAACGCCCGGGCGTACGCTTCCTTCCGATCGAGGCTCTGGCCCCCGGCGCTTACCCAGTAACGGTATCCGCCGGCGTAGCTGTCCTTCGTCCAGGGGAGGCTGTACTCGGCGCCGGCGAGGCCGGCCTTTTTCAGCCCGTTCAGGAACCGCCTGTTCGGGGTGGTGGTCGCCCTGACCTTGATGTCCGCAAACCCGCAGCAGCCGTCCTCGACAATCCACTGCTTGACGACGGGGCTCCCGTCATCGAGGGGGTTCACCCTCTGCTGGACGATCATCGGCGTGGGGGTCGCGGCCGCCAGCGCCGCCTCCCCGGCCTCGATCGCCTCCCTGTGAACCTTTGCCGCGTTCGCGGTCAACCATGCTTTCTTCGCCATGTCGATCTCCTTTCTACCCGACGTACGCCACGATTTCGTAGCGGCCGCTCGGCATTTTGTACCAGCTGAGAATCAGCTGGGCATTTTTGACGGGGGTCCTGGCCAGGTCCGGGAGGCCATCCTCCATCGGAGCCTTCCAGGGGAACCCGCCGATCCCGTCGCCGTAGGTCCCGAGCAGGAACTCGGTCCGGCCTTCGGCGCCGCAGATGATCCCGGTCCAGGGCAGCCATGCCTCGTCGATCAGCTCGCACCCGTTGGCCTTCAGGATGCCGTTGATCGCGCCGAGGGGGATCCCGTCGAAGTAGGTGTTGAAGGTCAGCCGGTAGAGCGCCTTGTTGGCCGCCTTCCGGAATTTCGCGGGGAGTCTCGCGCCTGTCATGACATGCCTCCTTTCAACCGCCGAGTCCCGGCCACCGATGGGCCAGGATCCAGTATTCGCAGTACCCGATTGCCGCCAAGCAGATTGTGAGAGCGATTGCCGTTTCCATCAGACCGTCCTTTCGATTCCCGGGAGCCAGAAGCTCTCCGGGGCCAGGGTTTTGGGAGGAGCCGCCACCGCCGCGCCGGCCAGGAGCACGAGGCCAATCACCAGCCCCGCCAGCCCCCGTCCCGCCTTCCGCCCTTTCGCCGCCTTTCCCATCTCTCTCCCTCCTTTCAATTATAAGGTACCATAGGTAATATTCTGTGTCAAGCATTTTTTCGGGTTTTTTGAAAAAAAATTAAAAAAAATATTCCTCAACGAAATCGGTAGGTTACAGGCGCTCTCGCGCCCGCGCACGCCCGCGCACGCGCCCGGGCGCCCGTGTACGCGCACGCGCACGCGAGGTTCCGGGGGATTCCTCGAGGTTCCCTCTCGAGGGCATCGTTTCTATTGGTTGTATAGCGTTACGCATATTAGAACACACCCTTTGCAGGCGCTTGCAAATTTTTTTTGAAAAAATTTGAGAAAAGACTTGACAAAGAAGTTACCTACTGCTATATTTAAGATGAAAGGAGAGAGAGATGATGAGAATGGGCGGAAGGAAAGAAGACCTGATCACGCGGCTGCGGATGGTGCGGGCCGCCTCCGGCCTGACGGTGGCCGAGGCCGTGGCCTCCACCAGCGGCTACAGGCGGAAGACGGTGGCCGAGCTGGCCGCCCTCTGGAACGCTGAGTACGCCGCCGCGCCGAAGACCGCGAACGGAAAAATTGCCATCATCAAGAAGGAGGGCTGATCATGGAATGGGATGTCATTCACACCTACACGGCGAAGGACGCGGTCGCGGACGGGATGCTGGTCGAGGTCCCCGAGAAGACCGCGAAGGAGGCCGGCTTCAACTGGCCGGTCCGGATCACCTGCGGCGTGCACGAGCTGTGCACCCCCCCGAAGAGCAACACGACCCAGACCTACGAAGGGCGCCTCTGGGACGTCCTCTTCCTGGCCTACCTGGCCATCAAGCGGACCCCGGCCGGCGAGGGGCTGGCCACCTACAAGGTCAAGATCGGCCGGAAGGTCGAGACCCTCTGGGCGGCGGTCGACGGGACCTGCGGCCCCGCGATCCACATCCTGACCCCTGCGGAGTATTAAGGAGGAAGTCATGAAAGCGAAACGAGTGAGGGCAGGTGCCCGCTACATTTACCAGCCGGTTCCCTACGACAGGATCCACCCCCCGAAGGGGGCGGACGTCGAGGCCGGCGACACGGTCAAGGTGGTCAACCTGTACGGCTGCCCGAAGGCGAACACGATGGGCCAGTGCTACATCGAGAAGGACGGGGAGTTCGTCGGCATGGTCTGCACGAACAGCCTCAAGTCCAGGAGAGGAGGAAGCCATGGGACGAGTAAATGAGATTTGGCAGTGTCAGGAGATGGACCCGGACGAGACCCTCGAGATCCTGATCGCCGAGAACGGCGGGGACTACGGGGACTGTGAGCGGGTGACCCTCGAGTCGCTCGACGAGCACTGGGAGAACCAGGACCGCTGGCCGGTATGGAACCAGCTGATGAAGGCGAAGCTCCGCGAATTGGTGGCAGCCGGGAAGCCGTTCTGGTGGTTCACGATCCACTACTGAAAGGAGGGAGCCATGAGGTTCAAGAAGTCGAAGACGGGAGTCCGTCACGTCGAGGTCGGGCGGGTGATGGGGATCAAGAGCGGAGAGTATTTCATCCTCTCGGCCCAGAACGGGACCGGGAACCTGAAGTTCTCGAAGCTCTACAAGTACGGGGAGCTGGTGAAGATCCCGGCCGAGGTCAAGGGGAAGCTCACGAAGGAGGAGCGGGCCCTGGTCGACGAGATCCGGGACTACGTCAAGAGCACGCGGCACCGGCCCCGGAAGAAAGGAGCCACGACATGAAGACCCTCGAGCAGGAGCTGGTCGACAAGATCAGCGAGATGATGACCCGGATCCTCCTGGCCAGGGAGATCGCCTACAAGGTCGAGACGGGCATGTGCCCGGCCAGGCCGGAGGCGGCCCGGGAGCTTCACAGACTTCTGACCGAGGCGGCCAAGATCGGCGCCGGCCAGGGCCCCTAAAAAATTTTTGAAAAGGGCTTGACAAAAAGATAACCTATGGTTATCTTATAAGTGGAAGGAGGGACGACATGGCGACTTACTTGGTACTTCAGATGGCAGAGTGGGCGACCCTCTGGGATGAGGCCGAGATCGTGGCCCACGCCCTCCGGGAGCCCTACGACATTGTGGCCAAGGTGAAGGCCAACGGGCTGGACGAGGTCTACTACCTGACGAACAACATCGAGTCCTCCTGGACCGGGAACGAGGGCGTGACTCCCGCCCCCAGGTTCGCGGAAGGCTGCCGCTCCAGCTCCGTGGGCGACGTCTTCTACGATGCCGAGGCGAAGGTGGGCTACGCGGTCCTCCCGCTCGGCTTCTCGAAGCCGATCCGGAACCTCGGCCTGGCGAGGGCTGGGGAGAAGGCGCTCAGCGGGATCGAGGGCCCTCGAGGCAGGTGGTGGAATTTCGGCCCCGCACTCATGGGGATGTAGGAGGAAGTCATGGCGGCAACGGACAAGGCGATCAAAGGCAAGGTGGGCATCCCGGCGGAATACTTCCTCCGGATGGCCAAGCACGATTATGACGACTACCGCGAGGCCCTGGCCCGCGAGTTCTACCAGAACTCGATCGACGCCGGCGCCCGGGAGATCCGCGTCGACGTGGACGAGGAGAGCCGGACGGTGACGGTCGCGGACGATGGATGCGGGATGACCCGCGACATCCTGATCAACAAGCTCCTGGTGCTGGGAGGGACCCACAAGGCCGAGGGAGCAGTGGGCGCCTTCGGGAAGGCCAAAGAGATCCTGCTTTTCTCCTGGGCGAGCTACTCGGTCCTGACCTGGAAGGGCTCGGAAGCCTGGGCCGTCCACGGCGCCGGCGCCGAGTACACAGTCCAGCCAGGGATCCCAGGCGACGAGAAGCCCAGCGGGACCATTATCCAGATCGTGATCCCGAAGGGCGAGGATATATGCGCCATCGGCCGGGCGTTTCGGACCGTGGCCCACAAGATACAAACCCGAACCAAGATCATTCTCGGCGGGATCCCGATCCTGTGCAACCTCTACCGTGGCCGCCTCCAGAGGCGGACCGACTGGTGCCGGATTTACCAGACCAAGAAATACACGAACTACAACGCCTCCGTCCGGATCGACGGGATCTGGATGTTCGACTGGTGGATCGGTGCTGGGTATGGCACGGTGGTGATCGAGCTGGACCGGACGAGCCTCGAGTGCCTGACCTCGAACCGCGACGGCCTGAAGGGCCAGTGGCGCCAGACTGCTGAGAAATTCCTCCGCGAGCTGGCCATCGACAAGACGAGCGCCCTCCGGGACCGCGAGGAGCTGGTGACCGAGCTGATCCGGGGAACCGGCGCCGTGAACATGGCCGACGAGAAGGTCGACCAGATCATCACCAGCTACACGGACGGGGACATCGGGCCCCAGGAAGTGGCCGGCGCCATCGGGCGGGTCCTCGAGGAGCAGGGCGGCGTGGCTGTCAGCGAGAACCTGGCCGACCTGGCCGCCGAGGCCAAGAGGGTGGGCAGCTGGTACGACCTGATCGGGAAGATCAAGTTCCTGGCGAACGCCCCGGACTTCGTGATCCGCTACCCCCGGAACAAGCGAGCGGTCCTCCGCCGGTACACCGAGACCGCCCGGGCCCGGACGATCGCCAAGATGTGGGGCGAGACCGTGAAGCAGGTCCTCGCGGACAACGCCAAGACGAGCGTCAGCTACCGCCCCGGCTTCACCTTCGAGCGCGGGATCGAGGCCCAGATCAAGGGCACGGCCGACGGCTCGAAGCTGATCCTCTTGAACCCCAAGAACCTGGGCGCGGTCGTCGGGTGCGACAAGCCCCTGTCGAACCGGAAGCTCCTGATCGAAGAGCTGAAGGACCGGGCGATCCACGAGGTCACCCACCTCGAGAAGGACTACCACGACGAGGACTTCGTCAACGCCCTGTCCCGGATCCGCCTCCGGACCGTGAAGAGCGACAAGGCGTACTACCAGATCAGCCAGATCAAAGTGAAGTAAAGGAGGAGACCATGGCCTGGAGATGTTTCGAGTGTGCCCTCGGAGAGCACGACAACTACGACGACGATGTTCGGCTCGTCGGGATTCGGGATCCTGACACCGGCCGGCTCTACCGCCGGGCCAGGATGTGCAGGGAGCACCGGGAGATGTACGCCCAGGACGGCTACATTGTCAACGAGGCAAACAAAGGAGAGGGGACATGAGAAAACGACGGCTAAGGATGACGGTCGAGTTCGACCTGGAGCCAAAGGACAACGGCTACGCCCACATGCTCAAGTACCTGATGATCGACGCCCTGGCGGAGTTCTGGAAGAACAGGGATCCGGCGCCCCAGTACGTGATGCGGCGATATGAGGAGATGGAGCTGAAGTGGGTCGAGGCGAAGATCCCCCAGGTCGAGGAGAGGAACGAGGCGGCCCAGGCGATCCTCCACGGGGTCCACAACAATATCAAGATCGAGGAGGTCGAGGCATGAAAAAGCGATTCGGGTTTTACGCGGTCCCGCGCCACGCCATGGAGTTCATCGTGGTGGAGGGCGTCGGGCCGAACGAGATCCAGATGGAGATCCGGGCGGAGATCGAGGCCAGGAAAGCGAGGCAGCACTACTTCCTGATCCCGAAGGACGTGAAGGAGGCCCTGGACCAGAACCGCCCCGGGAGGAAGGTCGTGGTCTGCGATTGGACCGGAAAGGCGGCGGGAGATGAAAAAACTCGGAAAAACCCTTGACAAAGGGGGGAACCTGCTGTATCCTATAATTGGAAGGAGGGTGAGAGATGAAAAAGGCAGCAAAAAAGGCGAGAGTCCGGAGGGCCCGGAGCGGGGCCTTCAGGCGCTGGCGGAAACGGAGGGCGTGATGGCGCTCCTCCGCTGGTACGACATAGACCCAAAAGCCTCGGACCTTTGGGTGATCGAAGGGCCGGCGGACTGGACCCTGGAAGAAGTGAACCGGGCAGTCCGGGCGACCGGGGATCCCCCTCCGGGAGGCAGGTGGGTGTCGGACTACGAGTGGGAAACCTACCACGGCAAGATGGAGATCGTATCATGAGGAAGCTCGGAACAGTTCTCGCGGCGATCGTCCTGGCCGCCCAGGTGGCCACGATCCCGGACACGGTCGTCAAGGACCGGACCTTCGTCACCGAGAACGGCAAACGGGTCCTCGAGATCCGGGAAGATCCCCTGATCGAGGGGCAGTACCAGATGAGAGATGAAGACGGGAACCAGGCGGGCCACTGGCGACGGGACCCCCTCTTCCCGGACAGATACCAGTACCGGGAGGGCCCATGAGGAAGGAGGAAGCCCTGCCCACCCTGCGGGCTGTGGCGTCCTGGCTCGAGGAATCCGGCCAGGACGTTGTCGTATGCGGCGCCGCCCGGCGGGGGGCCAAGGAGATCGAGCACACGGACATCGTCATCCGGGGCCCCTTAGTGCAAGCGCTTGCAGACCTCGAGGAGATGTGCAAGCTCGTCAGCCTGGAGTGCGCGGTCCTCGAGCAGGGGGACCAGTACGCGGCCCTGCTCGTCAACGAGATCCAGCTGGCCCTCCATGTCGTCTACCAGGAAGCCTGGGGGGCTCATATATTATACTATACAGGGAACCAGGTGTTCAGGGTCGCCATGGCGGCCGAGGCGAAGAGCCAGGGCTACAAGCTCAACTCTCGGGGGCTCTGGCATCGGAGCGAGCTGATCGCCGGCCGGACCGAGGAGCAGATATTCGACGCCCTGGATCTGGCCTACATCCCGCCCACGCGGCGGACCTTCCGATGGAAACGAAACCGAAAACCCCTCAGGAGAAAAGGAGAAATCTGTGGCGAAAGTCAGAACGATCCGGATGAAGAACGGCCAGGAGTCGAAGCCCAAGCTCCGGGAAGGTGAGCAGCGGACCCCCCAGGAGCTGCTGGGCGTGTCCGGGAAGCCGGCGGAACTTGAGGAGGTGGCCGAGGACCTGTCCGTCGAGGAGGTCCAGCTGTTAATTGACGAGGGTGCCGAACTGAGTGCTGTCAACAAGGAGAACGCCGACCGGGAGAAGCAGATCAAGATCCTCCTCCGGCGGAACGCCGAGTTCAACGGCTGGAAGGAGATGGCCGGCCAGGTCGGCCAGTGCAAGATCAAGGCGTCCAGCTCGACAAAGATCCCAGCGATGAAGCTCCTCGAGAAGATCCGGGAGCTGGGCAAACAGAAACTCTTTGGCTCCGTATTCAAGGCTGATGTGACGGCCGCGAGGCAGTACCTCGGCAAGGACGACATCGAGGAGATCGCCGAGATCGAGAAGAAGGAGTACGGATCCGTGTCCCTGAAGCGGCTGTAGTTACCCACCTGTTCCGATACCCTCCACACGTCCCGGCAGGGTTTTTTTCTCCTTTCCCCTGCCGGGATTTTTTACCCCCCGGGTAAAATTCGGTTGACAAGCCCATATCCCTGTGGTACCCAGCCCGAAATTCTTGGTTATATAAGGGACGGATTGGGGGACAAACGGGGACGGATATGTGACCGACTTACCACGTATTGTCATCAAGAGCGAGGAAAAAAGGCTGGTCTACGGGGAGGTTTACGCTCCTTTGAGGGTAGATACCGATACGGAGACCATGACCGCCGAGGACATCGAGCAGATGGCCCACGCCTTTTTGGCCGGCGGGAAGACCGACAAGATCGACACCCAGCATAGCTTCGAGGAATCGGGCTGCCTGGTGGTCGAATCCTTCCTCGCCCGGAAGGGAGATCCGGACGGATTCATCGAGGGGGCCTGGGTCCTGGGGGTGAAGATCCTCCCGGACGAGCTATGGCGAGCCGTTAAAGCTGGAGAGCTTAACGGCTTTTCTTTTGCCGGGCGCCCGGGCGAGAAGGTGCCGGCCAAGGTCTCCGTCCGCCAGGCGAAGCGCCTGATCGGGGAGACGGAGAAGTCCTCCGACACGGGCCCTGTCCCACCCCATTCCCACGAGGTCAACCTGGCCTTTGACGAGAGAGGCCGGATCGTTCCTACGAACACCGAGGAATCCCTCGGGCACACCCACCCAGTCCAGAAGGCCACGGCGACGGATCGAGCGATCGATCACAGTCACCGTATGATTCTCATAGAGAACGACTAAAGGAGACCAGCCATGCCAGTCCGAGTGATCGAGGATACGGTGGAGAAGGACGTGACGTTCCTGAGGGATGTGGACGTGAAGTTCGTTTCCCTGGTCCGTCATGGCGCCTGTCAGATGCCGTTCCGGGTGATCAAATCAGAGGGGGAAGGAGGTGATTGTAGAGACATGATGATCGTACAGAGTATTCTGGTACCGAAGCACCTGGACCTTGCCGAACTGACCGGGAAGGAGGACCTCGAGTGGCTCTCTGACGCGAACCTGGAGACGGGGAAGGACTTTGAGGAATACCGAACCTTCGCCCAGGAGGAGGTGGAGCTGTTCGACGTGGAATCGATGAAGATGGTCAAAGTCCATGGCGAGGGAGTCTGGGCCCTGGCTGGCCAGCTCAAGGACGGCGCCTCTCCCGCGAGGGGGATCGCCCTCGGGCAGACCGAGGAGGAGGCCGCCAAGGAGATTCCCCTCTCACCGATGGACACCCCGATCCCGGCAACCGCCGCCGCCTCGGCCGCGATGAGCTTCAAGGAGCTGTTCTACAGGGAACTGGACAACATGCTGGGAGTCGTGACCGGGACCCTGAACCAGAGCGGTCAGAAAATCCCGACCAGGAAGAAGACCATCCTGAGCGCGGTCGATGCGTTCCGGAGCTTCCTGGTCATGGGGCTCGACGCACTCGGGCAGAACGCAGCAAAGATCGACAAGGTAGAGGTGCACAACAAACCACAACCAACGGAGGAGGAAGACATGGCGCTATTCACCACAGAGGAAGAGTTCGTCGAGGCCATGAAGGGGGTCCTGAAGGACACGATCCCCGGGATGATCGACGAGCACATCCTGGCCCTCCAGAGCTTGAAGGACGCGGAGGAGAAACCGCCCGAAGAGCCGGAGACCAAGGAGACGGTCGAGAAGACCGAGACCACGGGAGAGGAGGACAACAAGGTCCTCGAGGCGGTCACCGCCCTCGCCAAGAAGGTGGACGACCTGGAGAAGAAGTGGGAGAACGACCCGGCCACGGAGGCGACCGGCACCGAGGGAGCCGAGGAGGAGACGAAGAAGGGAGACGAGGAGGAGGAGACGAAGCCGTCGGTCTTCGGTGGGCTGCTGTATCAGACCCGCCAGTAGGCGGTCGTCCAGCTCCGCCGAGTAAAGTTTGACGATCGGCAAAACTGACAAGGAGGAAAGTCCATGCCCACCACAGAGGAAATTCTGAACAAGGCTGACCTCGCGGTATCGGATCTCGTATCCAACGGTGGATACCTGAACCCGATGCAGGCCAACACCTTCATCAGAATGCTCATCGAACAGCCCACCTTGCTGAACGAGATCAGAGTCGTCCCGATGTCGGCGCCGACGATGGAGATCAACAAGATCGGGTTCACGAGTCGCATTCTGAAGGTCGCGCCTGCCAGCGGCACAGCACTGGCTGCGGCCGACAGGTCGAAACCCGTGACCGACAAGGTCACGCTAACCACCAAGGAGATCATCGCCGAGGTTCACATCCCGTACGACGTGCTCGAGGACAACATCGAGCGCGGTCGTCTCGAGGACACGATCATGGCGCTGATCGCGGAGAGGGCATCCCTGGATCTGGAGGAGCTGATCATCAAGGGCGACACCGGATCGGGAGACGCTTATCTCGCCTTGGCAGACGGCTGTCTCGCGCAGACGACCAGCCACGTTGTCGACTACGGTGCAACGGCGCCGTCAGTCACGAAGGCCGTGTTCAAAGCGGGCATAAAAGCCATGCCTAACAAATACTTGAGGAATCGAGCAGCGATGAGGTTCTACACATCGCCGCACGCTGAGATCGAGTATGCCGACAGCCTGGCGAACAGGGAGACCCCTCTCGGTGACGCGAAGGTGACCGGGTGGATGCCGAACTATGCCTATGGCGTGCCGGTGAAGGCAGCAGCTCTGATGCCTGACAGCAAGTACATCTTTACGTGGCCCAAGAATTTCATCCTGGGAGTCCAGCGACGGATCATGGTTGAGACGGACCGGGACATCAGGGCTCGCGTACTGATCGTCGTGCTGACCATGCGGATCGACATTAAATGGGAAGAAGAGGATGCAGTAGTCAAGTGCCTCGGCCTGGATGTTGGCGGAGAGTCAACCACCACGTAGTTGAGCTGATTGGTAGGAGGTAAGCATGTCTAAAGTGTCGAAAGTGACACTGCTCGGAACCCCTGGCAGTACATATACGATCGCTTATGGAGCGCGAGAGTACCTGTTCGCTGCTGGCCGTGCCAGGAAGGTTCCTGTCGTGATCGCCCTGGAGGCACAGAAGAAACGAGACCGGAGAGGGGCCCCGCTTTTTTCCGTGGAGGACCTTCCCGAGATCGTGACCTCGGCGCCTCCCGAGCCGGCCGATCCCGTCGAGGAGCCAGAGCAGAATGCACCGGCAGAGGCTCAGCAACCAACATTTGGAATATAGGCTATGGCACTAAAACTTCACGTCGGAGGCGCGGAGTCCGATAGCTTCGTCACCGTCCTCGAGGCGGACGATTATCTGGAGAACCTGCCCGACGATACGACAGAATGGGAAGAGCTTTCCACGGAGGCCAAGGAGCTTCGGCTCCAGCTGGCGGCCCAGCTGATGGGTCACCTGCCCTTCCGTGGGTACACCGTGTATAGGTATCAGAGGCTCTGCTTCCCCAGGACCAGCCAGCCCTACGGTCGAAGGTTTCAAATCCCCAATGACATCAAACGGGCTCAGGCGTTCGTCGCCTACTCGATCGTTCATCGATCGCTCGCGGCTCGGGCTGCCATGGGGGAGGACGGGGCCGACGCCTCGTGGGGCACGCCAAGATCCATCTCACTGGCCGGCCTGGTTTCTGTTTCGTTCTCTGGGGAATCCACAGCGACGAACATGCTGGAGAACCTGACCCGCTCGATGCCGTATCCCGTCTATACCTTGCTCAAACCCTATCTGTCGCAAATTCGAGGGAGGTCCGTCCCAGACTCGGACGAGCTGAGGACGTTGTCTACCACAACCACGACAGAACCGCCCGTCGTGACAACGACGACCACGTAGGAGGAAATGATGGCGATCGGAAGACAAGGCTCAGTGGGGAAGGCCACTTCCAGATCGGGGCCCGTGATCGGACGACAGGGGAAGAAAGCAGGACCGATCGGGAAAACCAAATCGATGCACGCATCTGCTCTGACCTTGGATCAGGACAGAACGAAGGTCGCGTACCCGACGACGTCGACAACGGCCGCCCCGTAAACGGAAAGTGAGATGGCAATCTTCTCGCAGATTCGGGCACCAGTTCAGGCGATGGTCGCTGAACTGATGTCGGATCCGACATTTCGGGAGCAGATCACGTACAAGCGGTACACAGGGCAGACGTTCGACGGTTCACTGGGATACACGATCAACACGTACCAGGAGACCGGCCTGTATGCGGTCAGGATGCGTCACAACCAGAACAGCGTCAAAGTATCCACATCGGATGTTGAAGTGGGAGATGTGCTCTTTCTGTTCGATGGGGTGACCTTCCCGGAGGATACTTCGCTGAAGGATGTGATCGAAGATGTGGACGGGAACACGCTGGGGATCAAGGGAATCGATCCAGTGTTCGACATGGCAGTCATTGTAACGGTGGTAAGCTCCTCATGATCAATATGGAAATACGACAAGAGGGACTCGAGGAAATACTGAAGGCACTCCTGGCTGTTCCGGACGCCTTCGACTCTGGAATGCGGCAGGCCGCCCAGACCCTGCGGACCAGGGCAGAAGGAAACACCCCGGAGAGCAACAAGCCCTCCAGGGGTCGTGCGAAGCGAAGCTGGGGTCAGATCGAGCGGCATTCCTGGGGGTATTCCTTCGAGAATCCCTTGCACTACACGACGATCCTCGAGGAGGGGCTGTACGAAAGGGTGGGACCACGAACGGTGGAAGAGGGAGGTCAAATCTACTCCAGGCAGGCCATCGGTGGCATCCTGGGACCTCTTCTTCGGGACCAGACGGTCCTGGAACGGGTCGCGGCGTTAATCGCGGCCGAGATCATCCGGGGGATCAACCGACATGCTTGAACGCGAGCAGATCATAGCGGCCCTCTGGGGTCGGATGGCAGCTGTCGCAGGCGTTCAGCGGACCGCGAGAAATCCCATCAACCCGCCGGCCGAAGGGGATCTTCCGTGTGTCAACATCTTCGAGCTGGGGGATCGGGTGAGAGAAGCGAGGAAGCGCGGGGCAACGGCGCCGCCGGCGTACAAGCGAGAGCTGACCGTCATCCTCGAGCCTTTTGTCCTGGGTACATCGGAGCCACAGGTTACAAACGAGCTGGGCGCCTTCTTGCAGGAGGTGAAAAAGAAGCTCTACGAGGGAGGCACGAACCTCGGCTTGACTGGAGTGGAGGTGGAGGAGGTGGAGCTGTCCAGCATCTACCGTCCGCCCGGCATGGAGAAGGTCGCCGGTATCGGGATCACGGTCAACATACGGTACGTGGAGGATGTTTCGAGGTTAGTCTGACGTCAGAGCAAACAAGGAGGAATAAACCATGGCAGGACCAGCAAGCCCATCGACGACCCTATACCAGCTTGGGAGGGGCGTGATGTCGATCGCAGAGTGGACTGGATCGACACCCCCATCCGCTGGGGATTACGAGGATGTGGGGAACAGCCCTCGCTTCGAGTGTGAGGTGAGCGAGGAAAAGCTGGACCACTACAGCTCTCGGTCTGGTATTCGGGTCAAGGACAAATCCGTCACATTGGAAATCGGGTACACGCTCAACTTTGATCTGGACGAGGTGAGCCAGGCAAACCTGGCCAGGTTCGTCCGGGGGACCGTCTCGGGCGACGAGATCCGGGCCGCCACAGCACTCGACCAGGAGTTCGCGGTCAAGTTCGTCTCCGACAACCCTGTCGGCGAGAACGAGAAGTGGGAGTTCTGGCGAGTCACGTTGTCCCCAGGTGGAGCGTTCAACCTGATCTCAGATGAGTGGAACCTGATCACGTTCACGGGTGAGGGACTGGCTGATACGGCGAACCATCCGTCCAGCCCGTACTTCACGGTGACCTGGGTAACCACGACAACCACAGCCTAACAGCCCATTTTTGAAGCTCAACGACCGCGCCCCAGGCGCAAGGAGGAGCTGTGAAGGGCACCCTGGCCCCATCAAGTGACCCGTGCAGAAGACTGCACAAGGGTTTGAATGGAGGTGGAAGATGGCGAAAGCCAAGAAGGACGCCGGGAATGAGCTGGATACATTATTTCCGGGGAAGGAGGTCGCACTAGGAGACGACCAAGCGGTCGTCGTTCGTCCATTGTCACTCGAATCCCTGCCGAAGGTGGCCAAAGCCTTCGGCAAAATTATGCGGCTCGCCGAGACCGGCACGCTCCCATCGGAGCTGGCCGTGGCCGGCATGGAAGAGCTGCTCCAAATTTTGCCGTTCTGCATCGATCGCCCTGCCAACGAAATCCCATCGACCGTCGTTCCTGAAATAATTGAGATTGTCATCGACCAGAACCTGACGGACGACGTCGTGGGAAAATGGCAGGCTCTGATTCAGCGGGCCGTGATGCTCCAGGAAGGCGAGGTAGGGGATCAGAGCAAGTCACCTGGCAAAGAGTAATCGCCTCGCACGTTGAGCTGCTGATCAGTAATGGGCACACGTTCTCGGACATTCGACAGTACAGCCTGCCGCAGCTGCTGCTGTTTATCGACCTGCTCGTGGACCGCTGGAAGAGGGAGAGCGATGCGATAAAAAAGGGGGCCAAGGGAACCGATGCCTCAGACGACAGACGTCAAATTAAGACTTCTTATCGAAGCCGTAAACAACGCGGGGGCCCAGCTCCAGAGCGTCGGCAATTCGCTAAAAAACGTCGGCGATAGGGCACGAGACGCTCAGGGCAAGTTCGTCAAGATGGGCAACGAGGGGGCCAAGGGGGCGGACAAGCTCGGCTCGGCGATGGATCGCCTGAAGACCCGGATGGATGGGGTCAAGAAGGCCGGCCAGGCCCTCACAGGCATCGGGGCCCAGCTTGGAATAGCTGCCGCAGCTATGGGAGCCGCTACCGCCTTCCCCATTGTACGGGCTGCCCAGTTTGAAAAGACCATGAACAAGGTCAAGGCGGTCACGGCAGGAACGACCGCCGAGTTCCAGGAAATGGCCGTGGTTGCCCAGAGGCTGGGACGAACCACGAAGTTTACAGCTACAGAGGCGGCCGAGGGGCTGGTCTTCCTGGGGATGGCCGGCTTGACGGCCAAGGAATCGATTGACGCCCTGGAGCCCTCCCTCACCCTCGCGGCGGCCGGCGATCTGGAACTGGCAGAAGCTGCTGATATTGCTACCAATGTCCTTACGGGCCTCGGGCTCGAGGTCGACTCTCTGGTACACATCACCGACGTCCTGGCCAATACGGCGAAGAGCGCAAACACGAATGTCTTACAACTCGGGGAGGCATTCTCGTATGTCGCCGGTACGGTCTCCGTGGCTGGGATGAGCGCCGACGAGGCCGCTGCTTTCCTGGGAATTATGGCGAATGCCGGCGTCCGGGCATCCCGGGCGGGGACCACGCTCAAGAACATCATTTCGGGCCTGAACCGAGTTCTGCCTCCAGGCAGGAAGGCGTTCGAGAAGTTGGGCGTGACCATCTCCAAGAATGCAGACGGGACCGTCGACTATCTGAAGACCCTCGAGGACCTCTACAAGGCCGGGGCCCGCCAGGAAGACTGGATTGCCATCTTCCAGAAGAGGGCCGGCGACCAGGCAGCCATCATCGGCAGGAATGCCGAGGCCGTCCGGGATTTGACGAAGGCCAACGAGGACGCCATCGATGTTGCCGTTGAGATGAGGGAACAGATGGAAGAGGGTCTCGTTGGTGCTTTCACGAGGCTCAGGAGTGCCATCGATGGACTGGCCCAGGCATTCGGTCGCCCGGCCCTAAAGCCTTTAGCTGATTTCGTCGATGCGATGGCCAAGGCCATCAATATGATCACGGAATGGGTGGATCAGAATCCAGTATTTGCCTCGGCCCTTCTATTGGTCACAGGAGCCTTCGCCGGCCTCCTGACAGTGATTACAGCCATCGTGGTCCCCTTGGGTCTACTGCTGACCCTGATCGGAGGAATCGGCGGCGGGCTTCCTGCTCTGGCGGCAGGATTCCTCAGAGTCAAGACAGCGGCTAAGGGATTTCTTGTGGCCCTCACAGGAATCCGGACCGCCCTTACACTCCTGGTTCCCCTGATGGCAAAGGTGACCATCGCCATCTTCTCCTGGAAGATCGCCGAGCTGGTCTTCAAGCTGATCGAATGGAAGAACGCACTCGATGGCCTGTCCAAGGCTCAGCAACGAGCGGCCGTGACGGCCGAGAAGATGATCAGCCGGCTGAACAAATATCGAAATTACACGGTCTCGATCAACCTCGAAACGACCAGTAATTGGGAGGATGTTGTCAGGACGGAGGAGGAGCTGGAAAAAGCCATTCAGCTCCAGAGGGCGCTGAAACTGGATGCCCAAAAGGACGTTGGAAAGAAGAACATCTTCCGCGAATATACCGAGGAAGCTCTTGAGGCCCAGGTCGCCATTAAGAATGCGAACGTCCAGCTCACGTATCTTGAGAAGCAGCTAGAACGGGCGCGTATCGCCAAGGGGCGTATCAGTATCGAAGAGGGCGAGCTGGTCGGACCGCCCGTGCCCGACTGGTATTGGGACGAGCTGGAGAAGAAGCAGGCAATCGATCTCGAGACCGAGAAGATGCGGATCTCCGTGATGGAGGACTCCGCCAAGAAAGTGATGAAGGTTCGGGATCTGGAGCTGGCGGCCCTGGAGAAGAAATACAAGGAAGGAGAAATATCGGAGAAGCAGTTCGCCGATCGTCGGGCCCTCATCCAGTATCAATCGGGCCTTGAGATCATGGCCCTCCTACAAGCCGAGGATGAAGCATACCTCAAGCAGCAGGAGAAGATCAGGGGGGCAGAGATTGATCTTCAGGAGGAGGCCGGCAGGGCCCGTCTGGAAGCCCTGGAGCGGGAGCACGAGGCGGGTCTGATCAGCGTCGAGGCATACATCGAGGAGAAGAAGCGGATCACCCTGGCCGGCTACGACGCGGAGATTGCCGAGCTGAAGCGGAAGCTGAACGAGGCCGGACTGTCCCTCGACGAGAAGAAAGTCGTCCAGATCCAGATTGAGACCCTGGAGATTCAGCGGACCGCCGCCGGCGAGGGGATCGAGGCCGAGGGAGTGGACCTGACCGCCGTCAGGACGGAACGGGAGCAGGCCCTCGTCGATGAGACGAAGATGATCCGGGCCGAGCTGTCCGGATGGGAGGGCGACCGCCTTCAGGCCGAGCTGGAAGCCCACGATGCCTGGCTCCAGCAGAGGTATGAGCAGGAGAAAAAGGCCGGGACGGACTTGAACATCCTCCGTGACTGGATGAAGGCCGAGCAGGAGAAGAGGGAGAAGAAAGAGAAAGAAGTTCAAGACGCCTATATGAAACAGCGTCTCCAGATCGTCAAGGACGGGCTGGGGTACATGGAGTCCATGTTCGCCGATCTGTACGCCGCGAGCGGCCAGGAGATGAAGGCGTTCTTCTATGCCCAGAAGGCCGTGGCCGTTGCCGAGGCCATCATCTCCACCTACACGGCCGCGAACAAGGCCATGCAGGACACCCCCGGGCCCGGGTGGCTCAAGATGGCCATGGCCACCACGATCGTGGCCGCCGGTATGGCCCGCGTGGCCAACATCATCGCCACCACGATCAAGGCGGCCGAGGGTGGGATGGTGAGATTCGCCCAGACGACGCAGGGAGCAATCGCCAGAGTCGGGGCCACCGTGCCGAGGTTCGCAGAGGGCGGGACCGTGAAGCTCCGGGGGCGGACGATCGAGGTCGGGAAGGTGACGGTTCCCAGGATCCCGCCCGTGATCCGCCAGGTCCGGACGGTCGAGGAGGCCATGCGTCCGGTGGGCCGGCCCATCCAGAAGCTCGTCAAGGGTGGACGGGTTGCGCGAGCGCCCACACGCAGGCGGGCCCGCGAGGTGGTGGGTGAGCCCATCTTCCGGTTTGAAGAGGGAGGCGCGGTCCGGCTTCGGGGCCGAACGGTGGAGCTGGGGAAGATCGTGGTCCCGAAGGTCCCGCCCGTGGACGTTGTTCGTCGAGTCAAGACGATCCAGGAATCCATCAGGCCCGTGGGCCGGCCGGTGCAGAAGTTTGCCCGGGGAGGCCAGGTCCGAAAGATTCCGGTAAAGGATCCAACCACCAGGCCAACGGAGCCCGTCTTCAGGTTTTCTAAGGGTCGCACGGTCCGGAAGGTGCCCGTACAGGTGCCCATCCTCCAGAAACTGACCGAGCCTGTCTTCAAGTTTGCCAAGGGGGGAACGCCCTCGAGGTCCCGGGCAGGGATCCCCGTGGGTCCGGCGATGCCGTCTCCCACCAGGCTCTCGACGAAGACCACGCCCGCGTCCCTGATGCGGGCCCGGCCCAGGAAGGACAAGATCCCCGCCTGGCTGACGGACAAGGAATACGTGATGAGCCGGTCCGCCGTCCGACATTACGGCGCCGGATTCATGGAGAAAGTCAACCAGCGGAAGATCAAGATCGAGGAGTTCGTCAACAAGATCAAGCGCCGGACCGAGGAGACGAAGCCAGCCGGCGAGGCCCGGACCGTGCTGACCCGGGTGATCTCACCGGTCCAGCGGATGTCCGAGAAGGTCGTCGAGCCTCTCCTCGGCTTATTGAGACCCAGGAAGGAGCAGGCCCCTGGCCGGCCGGTCGTGGCCGGCGCCCCGGTGGAGCGTCCTGGCAAGGAGCCGAGGAAGCTGCCCGAGGTGGTACGCCGCCAGGATACCCGGATCACGGATCGGATCAGCCGGCGCCGGCATCGCCTGGTCGAGTTCGTCGATGAGATCCGAAAGAAGAGCGCGGAGATCCAGCCGGTTCGGGAGGAGAGAACGGCTCCAGACCGGCCGAGGCGTCCAGCCAGGAGAACGCTGGAGAAGCCGGCGCCCGTCCAGGATCTCCTGGTCCCCCGGAAAGAGCGGCCCCCCAGGCCGCCCGCGCCCGTACGCGCAAGGGCTGGAGAACAGGTCCTGGAAGAGGCGCCGACCAAGGAGATCCGCCGGCGCGAGACCAAGTTCCTGGAGCAGGTCAGCCGGCGCCGCAACCGGGTCGTCGAGCTGGTCGATGAGGTGAAGAAACGGAGCGAGGAGATCCGGCCATTCCAGAAGATGCGGACCATCCTGACGAAGGTGTCCGGGCCGTTCCGTCGAGTACGAGAAAAGGAGATCCCCCAGGAAGCGGCGCCTGTGACCAGACGGGTGCTGAGAACGGGCCGGCGGGAGCGGCAGGAGCCCCTCCTGGTCCTCGAAGCTGGGGTGCCCAGGCCAAAGAAAGCAGTCCAGAGGCCACCAGAAGTGGCCAAAATTCCGACAGAAACGCCTGCCCCTATACGGATCCCTGTCGAAGTCCAGACCCCCAAAATGCTGGAAATGCCAGAGGTTCGGCGACCGGATACCAGGATCTCGGAGCAGGTTCGACAGCGCCGGCATCGGATCCTCCAGATGGTCGAAGAGATCCAGAGAAAGAGCGAGGAGCTTCGGCCGATCCGGGAGACCAAGACGATTCTCACGCGAGTCGGGACGCCCTTGCAGCAGCTCATCGAGGCATCGGAACCGACCCGGCGAGTGGAGAAGCCCAAGGGTGGACAGATTCGAGGCCGCCCCGGGATCGACAAGATTCCGGCCTGGCTCCAGGACGAGGAGTTCGTGATCCGGGCCGAGGCCGTCCGCCACTATGGGGTGGCCTTTATGGAGCTTTTGAACCGTCGGATGGTGGACTTCAACCAGGTGCTGAGAAGCTCGGCCAGCACCTCGAGGCCGGCTGTCTACGCGGAACGGTTCCAGGAGGGCGGCCTGGCAGGTCCTCCGACAGCGGAGAGAGCCCTCTCCGTCGGTCGGGGCGTGGGCGGGACGACGATCAACGTGCCCGTCGATGTGACCACCGGGGACCTGGACCTGGCCGGCGAGATCCAGGACGCCGTGGAGGAGGCCGTCCGGCAGACACTGAGGGAGTATGTATAAATGAAAATCGGCGGATACGAGATGACCTGGCCCCCGGATCGGTGGCCGGTCCCGAAAAAGACACGCCACCAGTCGTTCGTGAAGACGTACGAGTCCGGGGTCTTCTTCGACTGGGGGATGTTCGTGATCGGCGGGGAGGTGATCCTGGAGTGGGACTGGCTGCCCGTCGAGGAGTTCAACCGATTGAGCGAAATATTCGAGCTGTCGGCCACGCAGCTCTGGGAACCGGACCAGGCGGACCGCCTCTTCCACGGGACGGTGACGGAGGGCCCCTTTGTCACGACGGCTGTGGTCACCGGGCAGACCAGCGGGGCGACCGGGACGATCTCCCTGGTGGATGAGATATACAGCTACATCGAGGTGACCGGAACGACCGGGACCTTCCAGAGGACCGAGGTGATCCAGGACGACAGCGGAACGCCGAAGAGCGCGACCCTGACAACGGTGGACCAGATCAAGAGCTATTACGTGGAGATCATCGACTTCGCGGCGAAGATGCTCGAGGTGGTCGGGACAGACATCTTTTACCGGAGGCAGGCGAAGATGCGCCTGCTCCTCATGTCTGAGGCATAAATATGGCACTGACGCTGGACGCGGCCCTGGCGGCCGCTCAGGGATTGCAGAACCGGAGACCCCTCGTGGACATCGAGGCGGCCGGCGCGGAGATGGAGGTCCTGCCGATGCCGGCCTTCGAGCTGCAAAGCTCAGCGGAATACGACCAGCACCCGAACGCCCTGATGCTCTCGAACGGCCGGATCGTGGTGGTCTATGCCGTGGACGCCTCGGCCATCCGGTTCGGGCTTTCCGACGCGGAGCGCCTGGAGCTATCCTTCCAGACGATCCTCACTGGCTCTGAGGTCGATTCGCCGGCCATCGTGGAGAGGCCGGATGGCAAGATCGGGATGCTGTACCTGGAGCGGGGGGCGAACAACCTGGTCAAGTGGGCGGTCCTGGCCGCGAGTGGTGGGGTGGAGGATTCCGGGACAGTGGCCAATTATGGGTCGAGCGACTGGATGAGCGAGCCCTTCGTCATCCTGCTGTCGAGTGGGACCTACCTGGCCGTGTGGACCGTTCGCCGGGGGCTCGATTACGATTTCCAGACCTCGACCTCGACCGATTTCGAGACATGGACGACAGTGGCCACGCCCTCCGTCTCGGGCCTGCTCGTCACGAGACACCTGGACCACCCTTCCCTGGTGCAGCTCGACACGGACGATGTGTTCATGTGGTTCGATTATGTGAACGAGATCGACGAGAACGCCCACGAAATCTCGAACATTTTTTATTCGATTTCGACCGACGACGGATCGACCTGGGGAGGCGCCGTCCAGGCGACCTTCTACGACACGGCCATCATCACGGCCGAACACCCGATTGCATTTCAGGATGATACTGCCTCCCAGTTCGTGGCCTTCACGGAGAAGACGACGGCTCTGCACAAGTCATCTGCCGGGGAACAGTACGAGGACGTCGAGTGGTGTGGGGCCGGCGGCGCGACGACCTCGAGCGTGCGGTCCATCGGCTGGGATTGGGTGAATCGAAAGGTGTACTGCATCAACGGGGAGACCAGAACGTGGCAGCAGTTCAGGTCCGTGATAAAGATGGATCTGGACACCTGGGAGATCGACGACTGCTGGAGCTACACCTCGGACGGGTACGATCCTGGGTACCACGGTTACTTCGGGAAGAACCCGTGCGATCCGCCGGGACCTTATGGGAACTTCTGCTCAACCAATGTGGGCCTCTGGAATACCCGGCAGGGACGGAACATCATCGCGGTTGCTTCGGACTCGAGCTATTACGGGGATTTTGAAATAGGCATCGCCGTCCTCGATGGAGAGAACGACTGGATCAGGCATTATTGGAATTGGCAACGAACCGACTGGGGAGTCGAGCCAAACCTGGCCGTGATTGGCGAGGGCACGAAGTTTATTGACATCGATCAGGACCGGATGAAGATGTGGATCTGGACAAGCGGGTATCTGTCGGCGGCCGATCGAATTGGATACATCGATCTCACGCAGACGGTTCCCGACCCGTTCTATGATTTTAACCAGTTCACGACGAGGGAGAACTCCTCCGCCACGGATTTTCGGATCTATGAAGACTTGGACATGATGATCATAGGCGGGAACAGCTACGTCATTGTGTACTCGATTTCCGAGGGAGGTACGACCCACTCCTTCGGAGCTGGTTCCCCAGGTGGAGAGGACTGGCCCGCGCAGGGTATCCGGAAACTCTGCTACATGGACAACGCGATCTGGGGAACCATCGATTATCTGGGAGAAACGGACGACTACAAGCACGGGCTTATCAGATGTGACCTGGACACGGGCGAGGTATCCATGCACAACCCCTTTGCCGAGTGGGGATACCGGGTTCAACCGTGGAGGGTGGAGCCGACACAGGACCACGAGCTGGTGATGACCGGGGGGCAGTACGGCTTCTACCTGTACGATACACAGGCTGACGAGTGGCTGCATCATGATAACAGCAGCGTGGCCGGCCTCCTGCCGGGGAATCCGGTGGCCCGAGTCTATGCGCTGGCGTACGACGAAGCGACGGGGACGATGATCGGTGGGGCGAACTTTGGGCAGACCCGGCCATGGCAGGGCGTGATCGCCGTCAACCGGTACGGCCTGCTGCGAAGCAACCAGTATTTTAACATAACCTATGACGGGGGCTGGACAGTCGGGGCCACCTCCCAGCTCACGGACGGGATTGCAGACTTTCATGCGAGCCCCGTCCAGGATCCTGACGAAGATTTCCTGTATGCGTTCTGGACGAGGCAGGTCAAGCTCGATTACGACCTGTACTGGGGGCGGGAAGGGACGGAGCTGATCACTCCGTTCCTGATCGGGGAGGTGAAGAAGACCCAGAGCATCGAGGGGGAGCCGAGCGAACTTTCGTTCTCCCTCGGCCGTGGGCATCTTTTCGATCCGTACCACACGACCTCCCTGCTGAGTCCATACATGCAGCGTGGGGCGAAACTGTATCTGCGGTTTGGCGAGTCGGTGTACGAAGACCCTGACTGGGTTGAATACTGGCAGGACATGGGGACCTTCTACATCGATAACGTCAAGCTCAAGCACGAGCGCGGTACCTATCCGACCATGCAGGTCGTGGCCAAGGACCTGATCATGTTCATGGAAGAGGACCAGGACATCTTCACGCAAGAGTATGTCGACACGTATCCACAATATGTCCTTCAGGACGTCCTCGAGACGCACGGGAACCTGGATCCAAACACAGAGATCCTGCTGCCGGAGCTGATGGAGAACCAGGCGTACCTCTCGATGCAGTGGACCGAAGAGGACCTGATGGACATCATCGAGGACATCTGTGATCGATTCGGTTACTACTGGCGGGTGAATGTCGATGGAAAGTTCACGATCCGGTACATCAACGACGACATCGTCACGAACCCGGTGGACCACGTCTATTCGGACAGTACGAGACTGCTGCACTTCACGCCCGACTATCAGATGTCTGACTGGACGAACCGGGTGATCATCAAAGGTGAGTCCCTGGAGTGGGAGGATGTGATTCACCAGGAGGAGCCCGTCGTGGAGTCCCACGGGACCTTCGGATGGTGGGGATTCAAGAAGACGTTCACGCATTACTACAGCCCGGACAAGCGGAAGAGGTGCGTGGAGCCGCGTCTGGAAAAGATCGAGGATGCGGCGAACAGCTTCATCTTTGATATGCTAGGCAACGTCTACATGAAGATCGTCTCGTCGACTGACACGTACGTGGTGGTCAAAGTGGAGGCCACGGATCTGACCGGCGCCCTGATCACGGCGATCGCGGCTGCCTTGGGTTCGCTCCTCATTCCGGACCTGGTGATCACGTTTGGGGTTTATGCGACGACCGGGACGACACTGCCGTTTCCCGGGTCGGCGGCTCGAGCCCTGGCTTTTGCCGTGGTCTTCGAGATCCTCTCCTCGATCGGGAACTACCAGTACCGGGTCCATGCGAGGCCGGTGACGGAGATCCGGAGAGAGTTCTCGGTGATCGTGGACGATCTCGACCTGCAATATGAGATCGGTCGGATCATCGCCAAGTCATGGGATGACCCTCTCTGCTACACGATCTCCCAGGCCCAGTGGCGGGCGGAGCGAGAGATGAAGATGCTCCAGTGGCAGAGGAAGCGGGTCAACTTCTCCAAGATCACCCACCTCCAGGACGAGGAAGGGGACATGATCACGGTCCCCCACCCGTACACCGGGGAGACGATGCGGATCTTCGTGACGAAGCTGACGAGGAAATTCAGGTATTCGGCCAAGGGAGGACGAGCTGGCGGCGGGGGCTACTTCATCGATGACATGGAAGGGTGGATCGTAGGATGAAATATGCCGGCAAAAAAATGCTGCGTCGTGCGATGCGTCGTGAGGCAAACCGCCGGACCGAGACGCGGGACGCCGTGATTGCAAGCATAGACACCGAGAATCGGGTCCTGACCGTGCTGGTTCATGGGTCTCCGTATCCGATCAAGGCCCGATTTGCCAACGACTGGGACGATCCACAGAGCAGGCCCCACTGGGTTCAGAGGGGAATGTCCGTTCAGATCCGGCACCGTGGAGGGATCCGAAAAAGGGTGGACGTAGTTGGTCCCGGACTCCTGGTTCCAGGGACGACCGTCGTCACCGATCCGCCGACCGGAGCGGATGCGGTCATCGAGGGATGCTCGATCCGGCAGGTGGCCGGCGTTGAGGTTATGGCTGTTTGGGTAACGACAGGGTATTACCGAATCGACAACGTGGTCTACGAGCTGGAGGCTGTTCCGGTGGGATACGAGATTCCGTCTGGATGGGAGATCCCGATCGCCCTTTGTGCCGGCATCGTGTATCTGGCCGCGCCGCCGGTGGGGAACGAGTACCGGTTCGATATTATCGTGGTTGGGGCGGATGGAGTGCTCGACCTGGTGCAGGGAGTCCCGGACTCAACAAGCCCGGAGATCCCGGACACGCCGGCGGACCACGTCCTGCTCGGATCCATCCTGATGTACCCGGGAATGGTCTGGGCGAGGGCACAGGACATCACGCCCGACTGGGAGGAGCCGCACCCAGCGATCATCAAGGTAACACCCGAGACGGTGGAGATGCCCTACGAGATGTCCTCGCAGGACATCACGGTGCAGATATGTGATCAGCGCGGCGTTCCGATGGGCGGGCCGGCTCCAACGGGGTGGTACATCACGCTGGAGTTCGCGGGGACAGGGTCCGGGTATCTGTACTCGCCTGATGAGGGGATCTCGTACGAGAGCATTGGGTGCTCGACCGGTGCGGCGGCCTCGTCCTGCACGTTCACATATTACCGGGAGAAGGACGCCCCGGCCAGTACACTGCCCGAGATGGACCATTACACGTATTTCTCAGAGTATTCGGAGGGGACCCAGCCCGATGATTGGTCCCTGCGTTACCAGGGGACAACCTACGGGACCTTCCACGCCGTATCGCCTGGTCAGGGGTATGGGTCGAAGGTGCTGTTCCACGACTCCAAGGGGAACACGGGGAGGCAGATGTTGTCCTGGGACCCGCTGGATAACACGAAGGACCTGTCGATTCTGACAAAAGTTCGTGTCACGGAAACAGCCGGCCACAAGTGCTACATCTTCGCCCGAGCACACGGCACGTATCCCGTGACGAATGCCTACTATGTCAGGTTTTCGGATACGGACTTTATCCTGGGCGGGTGGAGGGAAGTCTCCTTTCTTGATCCGTCGGGTGGGTGGTGGATTGCCTCTACTCCATTCGTGCCGACAGTCGGAACGGATTACTGGATTCGGTTTCGGGTGATTGCGACGGAACTCAAGGTGAAGCTCTGGGAGGACGGGACCGCAGAGCCGGAAACCTGGACGTTGGAAGGGACAGATGATGCCTATCAGCACGCGGGATGGACCGGGGTCGGAGGATATGACAGTGATTGGTACTGTGACGCCTTCGGGGTAAACACAGCACTGGCAAAGATTTACGGGTCTGAAGAGTCCCCCGTTCTCCTGGCGACGCTGAGGTACGAATACGAGATTCGGACCCAGCTATACATAACGCTGATCGGAGCCGACGGGGAGGTTGTCCACCCATACGAGGTGTTTGAATCATGAGCGAGATGAAGAGGTTACTGGAGGACATCCTGGAAGAGGTGAAGGGGATCCGGTCTGATTTTCAGCGGGCTCAGCAGAATGCCGACCCCGAGAAGTTGAAAAGGTACTATGCCGAGCAGCAGAAGAGGGCCCTGAGTGCCTTGGCCGACGGCCTTCCTGAGAGCATGAGGGCGTCCGTCAACAGTATTATCGAGAGAATGACAGGGAGCTGACCATGGGAAACAACTTTCACATAGCCTTTGTCGATTTTGGGACGCTGATGAAGGCGGACCATCTGAACCCCATCGTGTCGGGGCTGGACAGAGGGATCACGTACATGAAGAACGTGATCGTCCACTGTGATGGGGAGATCAGCTGGAATCCGTACACAGCCTATCTGAGCTGGAACGACACGATGCGGATCCACTTCACGCGGTCGGATGGGACCCTGATCCAGAATACGGTCGACGCCGGCTCGATCTACGTGGCCGACGGACAGTTTGCCTACGTCGATCTGGACGAGGTGAACAACACCGTCGTGACGGTCCAGGTGGCAACGATCAACACGGGCGCGACCTCGAACACGGTCCTCTGGAACCGGGTCCTGCTCGGGTACCGGAACGTGGCCGCCGATGCGTTCTTCCCGGTTCACCTCCAGGTATCGTTCGACGCCTCGACCGCCTCGAGGCCCTACGACATTGGGGCGACCTTCGACGGCTACCCGCCGGCCGAGGGCCTCATGGTCCAGCTCCCCATGGTCCGGACGGTCGTCTTCCCGGAGGACCTGGCGAACAGCCAGGGATATTGTGCGGTGGACCCGAAAGCTCTGGCGGTCTTCTCGATCAAGAAGAACGGGACCCAGTTTGCCACGATGCGGTTTGCGGCAGGGGAGAACACGGCGACCTTCGTGTGCGCGTACCAGACCGAACTCGAGGCGGGAGACGTCCTGACGGTAACGGCGCCGAACCCGCAGGACGACGACCTCCAGGATGTCGGGTTCATCCTGGCCGGAATCCGTGGAACGGCTCCGCCGGCAGCAGCCCCGCCGCCGACTACCACGACACAGCCGCCGAGTGCGACAACGACCACCACGACGGCGTAGGAGGAGGGTCATGGCACTGGTCTTTTTCGATAACTGTGATTATTACGGCACCAACGAAATCATGGATGTATATGATCACTGTGGGAATACGAGCGAACTCAGCATCGTTTCTGGATCGGGAAGGAATGGGACCAACTGCATCCAGATTGACGCTGCGTTTGGCGCTTCACGATGGCTTGATAAATGTTTTCCAGCGACGGGTACCGTGATCATAGGCCATGCACTGTACCATCTGACTGATGTTGGAAGCCCGTTCGGTATGCGTTTGTATAACTATCAGGGGGTCCAGGTTACGCTACGAGTGGAGAGCGACGGGTCCCTCGCTTTAAGAAGAGGAGACCATACCGGGACAATCGTTGGGCAATCGGATGCCGGAGTGATTGCGGTAAATACGTGGTACTTCATCGAAATGAAAGTTGAGATCGGAAATTCGGCGGATTTTTCTGTGAGGGTAGGCGGTCAAGAGGTGATCAACGAGACCGGAAAGGACACGCAGAACCAGTCAGTGGCAACGGTGAGTCGGTACATATTTTACAACTCGAACAACGAACACGTCCGGTATGATGATATGTATATCATCGTTCCGGGCGGGGCGTATAACAACGACTTCTTGGGGGACGTTCGCATCGATACGCTCTACCCGACGGGGGCAGGCTTTCACTCAGATTTTGTGCCATCGACCGGATCGACGAACTGGAACCTGGTGGACGATCCCTCGACGAGTACCAGCGACTTTGTAACGGCGAATGAGATTGACGACATCGACACGTATGAGGTCGGGTCCCTCGACCCGCTGGTCACGGATCAGATCAAGGCGGTTGCTGCGGTAACGTATGCAAGGAAACCAAGTGGTGGGACGGCTGTCTATAAAGGGGCTGTTCGGTATGGGGGTCAGGATTATACCAAAAGATGCGCCGATCCGACCCGAGGATTTCTGGGAGCTTCATGGAGAAGGAGCCATACGATCTGGGAACGGCGACCGTGGGACGGCGATCCTTGGACCCAGGACAACATCGCCGCCTGTGAGTTTGGACAGTCGATGGGAGATCCGCTGGATGTGGTATCGACCACGACTACGGCGGCCCCGGTGACGACAACGACAACGACAGCGTAGAGGAAGAACATGGCGCTGCTATTTTTCGATGGCTTTGGACATTATGCCACGGCAGACTTCGGTCAGAAGTATGACGGGACGACTGCGAACAGGATCATCCTCACGGGCGGGACGACGGTCGGAGACGAAGGGGAAGGATACACAGCACAGTATTTGCACGTTGAATATGGCGGGTCGACAACGTCGTGGGTAGATTTTTCCCCGTATGCCGGAGGAGCTGTCGATACGGTGATCGTCGGTATTAGACTCTACAACACGGTCTACCTTGCCGGTACGTTTTACGGGCTCCAGATAAAGAACGCCGATGGCAATCAGGTTACACTTCAGAAAGGGGTGAACGACTTCTCTCTCATATTGAGAAGGGGTGACTACAACGGGACGGAACTCGGCAGGACAGATCCGGTCCTGCTGGGGACCCATTGGCAGTATCTTGAGTGGAAGACCTACATCCACGACACGAATGGGTATTCGGAAGTCAGGGTGAATGGTCAGACTCTTCTTAGGGTCGACGACGTCGATACAAAGTTCCAGTCGAGCAGCGGCGCGACACGATTTGCTCTCCGACGGTCGAGCGGTACAAACCAATATTACAATTCGATGTATATCTGTGATGATTCTGGAACGATGAACAACGACTTTCTGGGCGAGTGTTATGTAACGATGCGCCCGACGATCTCGGACGGGGACACGCAACACTGGGTTCCGAATACGGGCGAGAGCTGGGATGCCGTAAACGACGAGCAGGCAATCGACGAGGATACCAGCTACATCGAAGCATACACGAAGGGCGACAAGACGCTCCACACGTATGCGAACGTGTACGAAGAACATGCCTATGGACACTGTCGAAATTATGGCGACATTAAGGGGGTGGCGGTCAACCTGTCGACGAAGCTGGACAAGACCGGAACGGGTATGGGCGTTACGGGCGTTGTAACCATCGACGGGGAAGATTATCTGGCAGACCTGGAAAAAGAGCCTGGGACAAGCTACGAGATTTATCAAGGACTGTGGGAGAGGAATCCAGCGACTGGGTCGGCGTGGACTCCGTCGAGCCTCGGGACGTCCCAGATCGGGGCGGTTGTCACGTCGTCGCCCTCGAGCACAACGACCACAGACACGCCCCCGCCAGCGACGACGAGCACGACTTCAACCACGACGACAGCCCCGCCTGATTACTGGTGGACAGACTTCTCGGAGTACACCTCGGATACGGCTCCAGGCGACTGGACAGAAAGATACAACACCGGGAGTGGATCGATCACTGTTCGGGACTGGGGGGCGTATGGTGGGAAATGCTTGCAAGTAGATAATAGTGCAAGTGCCCAATACGCCGCCTCGTGGGACGACGTTGGGAGTGTGAGGGACCTTGAGATCCTGGCCCGCCTGCGGGTGGTAGCAGACACGAACAGCGCGGGTCGGGTTATCTGGAGGGGATCTGGAGGGGCCGGGACTGAGAACTGTTATCTTGCCCAACTAAGAAGGACAGACGGTCACTTTGGGGCGGCAAGGTATATCAGCGGAACCTATACAGCCCTGAACAGAAAGAACTCGACTCTTGCCGAAGATACGAGATGGAACTGGATCCGGGCCAGGATGATCGGGAACAGGCTCCGAGCAAAGATATGGGACGGTTCGATTTCCGCAGAACCGTCTACGTGGGTACACGATTTTCTCGATACCAAAATCAGCGATGCGGGCTGGGCAGGCGTGATGCAGTATGTGGACGCCACGCACGTCGACTTTTTCAGCGTGGCGACGAACGGTGGGACGGCGATCGGGCCCTCGACCACAACGACCGGGCCTCCCGAATATTGGGAGACAGATTTTTCGGAGTATGCCCGAGACGCGAACGCCTCGGACTGGACCAGGCAGTGGCGTACGACGCAGGACATCAAGATCAAGAAGATCCTGAACTCTGTAGTTGGTGGGAATCAGCTCTTGGTTGACGCCTCGGGTTCGGGGTATCTCGCCCATACATGGGATGACATCGGCGATGTAGAAAATGCAGAGGCCCTGGTGCTGTTCATGAAGGGGACGGCCTCTTCGGGAGAGGACTGGGGAGGCGCCTGCCTGCGGGTTTCTGGATCGAGTGGATCAGAGAATGCCTATTATCTCGCATGGGACCCAGGCGACAATACGATCAAGCTGAGGACGATCAAGAGCGGGGCGACAGTTCTGGTTGATACGGCGTCGAAGACGATCGGATACAATACATGGTATTGGCTCCGGCTCAAGGTCAATGGGCATCTCTTGTACGGGAAGGCGTGGGAGTACGGGACGACAGAACCATCTGCTTGGGATGTGGAATATGCGGATACGACACGTATTCCGGCAGGAAAGGCAGGGACCTTCTGGTATGATTCAGATACGTACCTTGACCGGATCGATTACTTTGCGGTTGCGACCAATGGAGGAACTCCTGAATGGCCGACGGTTGTAACGACCACGACAGCGCCTCCGGAGTATTGGGAGACAGCATTCGATGAATATACACAGGGCGTTCAGCCGTCAGACTGGACGAATCACTGGGATACGAGCGGGATCACTTGGACAAAAGAGTTTGGAGGAAAGACAGGCGGAGGGTCGAGGCTGTTTGGGGATCGAACAGCAGACAACGCTTATGGGCTTGGGTGGAATGATACAAATGGAACAGATGGGTCGGTTGAAGTTCTGGCTTGTGCCAAGCAACATCATTCAAGTGCAGGAACAGACGCCGGAGGCGGGATCGTAATTCGCGGAGCTGGCGACGGGGCAAGCGAACGGGGTTACGTATTCAATCTCGATGAAGCCAGCCAAAAGATCCTGCTCAGGCGGTTCGACGCAGCAGGGTATGGGACAACTACCCTCTCGAATCCCGCCTTCACGATGAGCTTGAATACTTGGTACTGGATTCGATTCCGACTTACAGATGCACAGACCGGAGTAAGGAAGCAGATTCGTGTCTGGGAATGGGGGACTACCGAGCCCGGCACATGGAATATCGACTATACGTCTTCAGGAGTAGGGCATATTTCAACGCCTGGGTGGGTCGGGGTCTACGAGCGAGACGTAGATTCAAGCTGGGATTGCGTTTCGATTGCGACGGGTGGAGGGACACCGTACCAGTGGGCACAGACGACCACCTCGACCACCTCGACAACGACCACCACAACGGCTCCGCCTCCACCCCCGACGACCACGACGATTCCGCCCCCGACCACCACGACTCTGCCGCCGGCTACGACAACGACGACCACGGCGCCTCCGCCGCCGACGACGACGACTTCGCGGCCGCCGGACTGCTGGTATGACGACCCCTTCAACGGAAGCAACGGGTCCCCCGCCGACGCCGAGAAGTGGGAGTACGTCTCGCCGGCCACGACCACGGACTTCCAGATCCAGAGCAACCAGCTCCGGGCGTACATCGATTTTGACGACACGACCCGCGAGATCCAGAGCCTCTGGGAGCTGACCGGGGACTTCGACATCCGGGTCGACCTGGACGCCTCTGGGAATCCGACGACGAACAGCTGGTGGATCGGGTTCGGGATCCGGAGGGGCGCCTACAAGGTCAAGGTTTTCAGAAAGTATTACGGCCAGCACGGGTACCGGACGGATTTCGACGGGTCGACCGAGGATCACCACCCGTACGCAGAGACGGACTGCAAGTTCCGGATTGCCCGGGCCGGCTCCACGGTCACGGTCTACCGATGGACCGGGTCCGACTGGTCCCAGCTCCGGAGCGAGACCTGGGGCGCCTACGATTGCGAGGTCTTCTTCGAGACCCAGAGCTGGTCCGGGAATCCGACGGCGACCGGGTACTTCAATAATTTCGATGTGTTCGAGGGATGCGAAAATATTGATCTGATTACAACCACGACGGAACCGCCAGTCGTGACCACGACCACGGCGCCGCCGGCCACCACAACCACGACGGTATAGGAGATCAGTGAATGGAGGAATCCAGACCGTACAGGAGGGACGGTGCCGGCCACCCAATTCCCGGGGGATCCAAAATCTCCGGGATCTTCAACGAGTACGTGGACGGGTCGACCTGGCGAACGGTGAAGATTCCCGCCAGCCAGTTCTGCAAGGCCCTGCTCTGCAAGCTCCGCTCTGGAAACCGCTGGAAGGCCCGGAGGGTGGGGGAGACGGACTACATCACGATCGAGGAAATGCTCAGCCTCGACATCGCCCTCGAGGCCGGCGAGAACCTCTTCCAGGTTCAGACGGAATCCGGCTCGGACACGTTTGAGGTCCTGCTGCTCGATTAGGAGAAGGACATGGGAAAGAAGGTCGCGTGGGACACGTATGGAGACCACCCGACGGGGAGCCCGCCGCCGGGATGGACGAAGCAGGTCGAGGAGGAGACCCTCGTCTCCGATGAGGTCGTGACGGACGCCGGCCAGCCTGGGGGGAAGGCTCACGAGATCCAGACGGACGCGGCCACGGACGGGGAGATCGTCTACACGATGGACGTCTTTGGTGACGGGTCCACAATCGAGATGCTGGGCCTGCTCAAGACGAACAACACGACCGGGGAGCAGTTCAAGCTCGTCGGGCGCCTCGAGGAGGTCGGCGGGGTCAAGGCGTATTACAAGGTCTCGGTCCAGAATGGGGACATGCTGGTGATCTCCTCGGTCAAGGGGGCGAACTACATCGTCATCGA